CGATGGCGCTCACACCAATGGATTGCAATGCCTTGCTGGTTTGCGATGCCGGATCAACAACACCACGGGCAAGCCGGCCCATTGCCTTGGCTACCTCATCCACTGAAGTGCCGCTATCAGCAGCAGCAGCGCCAAACCTGCTGAGGCTTTCAACGCCAACACCAGTGCGCTTGCTGAGATCGTTCAGATTATCTGCTGCATCAATGGCGCGCTTGCCCAATGCGCCAAGGCCGGCGATGGTTGCCGCTGGCACCAATGCGCCAAGGCCGCTGCCGATTGATTTACTGAGTGCGCCTAGCTTGCCGAACGCACCAGATGCTGCATTGGCCTGCGACGTGGTGCGACCTAAGGCAGCATTCAGACCATCGATCTGGTTGGTGCCGTCAACCTTGGCACGGATGGTCAAGGCAGTGGTCATATCCAGTGCCATGCCTAGCCCTTTCTGCTGTTAACCGTTTCGATCACTCTAGCTTCGATCACCTGCAGATCCTCGAGCATGGTGCGTTGATCATCCATGGCATACAGATCCATCAGCCACCGCACTGCTGTGTAGTCCAGACCGATGATGCCGGACGCACCACCACGCCATTGCGTCTGCACCTTTAAGAACAGATCAACAGCAGGCCATGCCTCCAGCCACACTTCATAGTGCTCAGGATTGGCATCCAGATCTGGCAGCTCAAAGCCGAATGCTGCGGCATCATCGCCAGATTCATCAATGACAGCGCCGCCTGTCCAGTAGTCAGCGGCGCCGATCAGTTTTTTCGCTTGAGCTCCACAAGCGAGGTGAAGTAAGCCTCGATCAAAGCGCCGGCCATCATTGGCACATCCAATAACTGCGCCTTGACTGCCTCGCTGTAAGGCACGTCATCGCCATCGGCATCCAAGATGCCAGCCCATCCCACGAGGATCTCGGCTGCAATGGTCTGATCCGTTACGCCATTGTCCAGCTCTTCACCGCGCTCAGCTGCTTTGATGCGCTGTTGCACAAGTTGCTGGATCTCGTTGATCCGGCTTTGGGGCAAGCGCTTAAAGAGAGCGTCAAAGCTCGACTTTTCACGCTTGCCGCCATCGGCCGGCAGTTGAATGCTGACCGGCCAGCTGTAGCTCTGCGATTGGTTTAGGACAAACGCCACGCGATCAGGTGTAGACGAGACTCATCTCATTGTTGCCTGCGGAGGTCGGAACCGCAATGAAGGGCATGTTCAGCATCTGGATGCCGTCCTGATCGCTGTAGGTCAGGTTGCCGAGATCTGACTGCGCAGTGGTCATGGTCACCCGGTTGCCAGCCGTGGTGCCGTGCTGGAAGGTGATGCTGCCAGTACTGCTACCGGTAGCGACAGCGAAGAAATCCTTATCAGCAATGGTCGGCGCTTCGATCACCACGGTGCCATTAGGGGCGCGGTTGGTGATCAGGATCTCCTTGGTGCAGCCCACCAGCTCGCGGTAGATCACATCATTGGCGATATTGAAGCTGTAACTCATCAGGCATCCGGCATAGCTGAATGCACTGAAGCTGATGGTGTTGCCTTCCTTGAAGATCAGAGGCGATGCCTGATTTGCATAGGTCGGCGTCGGCAGCGTCTCATCGCTCGGCGCGTTGTAGATGCCGGTCATCGTGAAGCTGATGAAGGGGATCTGACCCACTTCACAGTTCATCTCGAAGGTGCCGCGGCAACCGGTGACCTTATGGCGGATGCCGTCTTGGTGGTAGTAGATGGTGCAGCTTTCAAAGCCGCTGCTCTCAGGCGCATAGGTAGCGCTGGTGCTGGTGACCAGCGTTTCGCTAAGACCGCAACTACGCAGCACCGGGCCATAGGCAGGCGCCGTGCCAGCAGTGCCAGAACCTGCGAGCTCAACCTCGAACGTCACCTCGACGCGGGTCTGGCTCAGCAGTTGATCAGATTGCCCGAGGTAAGGCCGCACCAGTTCGCGGTTAACGGTCTCTGCCAGTAACGGCTGGATCTCAAGGTTGCGCACCAAGATCGCATTGCTCGAGCCAGTCGGCGTTGAATCCGTGCCGTAGGTGGATTCAATCTTCGCCAGGATCAGGCGTCGGCGCGTCAGAACTGATGCCATCGGTGGCTACCTCGATTGTGGGATGAGGGGCCGGCTGTGTCCGCTCGACGAGCTTTCGCTTGCCGGTTTTGGTGTCGACCAGATAGCTCCCGCCCTGGCCCTTGTATTCATCTTCCATCGTAGCTGCTACGGACTCTGTGCCAAATTAGCAATCCTGGTTCGATACTTCACCACGTAGTCGCACGTGATCACACCAGATGGCTGATCAGCCTCCTGCAGATCGAAGTTCACGGTTGATGGCTGCACGTCATAGGCGAAGCCATTGCACGTCAGATCCGTCATCAGCCTTGCGTGCAGATCTTCAATGATCGGATCAGCAACCTGATCAGGGATATTGCCGCGCACGATCACAGCAACGCGCACCGTGAGCGTCCAATCCAGAGTGGGAGCGCTTGTCAGCTGTTGGCATGTATCACTGATCGGCTCCACCACGATGGCGGGCAGCTCACCGCGCGCGAGTGGTTCCACCCTGCTGCGGTAAATCCGCGTGCTTACGCCCGTGGTGCCGGTCAGGTTGCTGCGGATCCTGGCCAGGATCGACTCACGATGCGTTGTCATGCGGCTGCCACCTGTACCACTGTGCAGATGATGCCAGGGATGCCGGGGTGCGGCGGACTTGTTTCTGCAGCCTCAGCGTGGATATAGGCGGCGACGTTGTTCGTCATCCACATCAGCTCGATGTAGTCGTTTGCCGCCAAGCCCAAGACAAAGTTGACCGTACCGATCACGTTGCCATCAACGCCGCCATGTCTCGAGATGATGCTGAACCGGCTGTCGCTATCGGGTACGTCGCCGGTGCTGCCGGCATTGTTCTTGCGCAGCCACACGTTGATGTCGTGAATCGAGCTGTCGGTGTTGCTGAACTGAATCGAGAATGTGAAGCTGTAAATGCCTGGATAGTCGACCGTGATCCGGCCGTCTGAAATGACCCTGATACCACGGCTTGCCGTGTCAATCTGACGCAGCTTGATTGGATATGCCGTGTCAATCGCAGCTGCAACCTGTGAGGTGTTATCCCAGAACGATCCCCAGTAGCCGGGGGATCCGTGATATGGCAGCCTGCTCCATGGTGTCCTGCCATTGCCGATCTTCAGGTTCTGCGTGTCGCTTTCAAGGCCAGGTTCGCCTGCCATCAGCACAGGATTAAGCGCTGTCCACTGGCTGCGAGTGTTGACCTTGAATGGGCCGCTCATGTCTTTTGCAATCCGAGTTGCACGAAGTTGCCGTCATCCATCAGCATGGTCTCTCTGACGGTGTAAGCAGTCCCATCCACGGTGATCGAATCGCCGCGAATGAGACTGCCGAAGTTTGAGGTTCTGGTTGTCAGCGTGTAGTCAGTGCTCAGCACCATCCCATCGCTGATTACCTGGCTTGGCATGTCCAGGATTCCCTTTGCAGTAACAGCGCCAGCCGTGCAGCTGACGCCGAAATCTGCGAGGAACACATCCAGATCCTCAGTGAACGCCATAATCAGCCGTACTTAGCAGAAGCAAGGCCGAGCACTGCAACAGCGCCAGCACCGGTGCCACCGGCCACAGTGATCGACACTTTGACGTAACGCTTGAGGTTCGTCACGTTAACGTAGATCTTCTGTAGCGATGCAGTGTTGGCGGTGGTGGTGGTGAATGCGCCACCAGTCACGTCGGTGTAGGAACCGCCGGAAGTGTCGGATTCGGTCAGCTTGACCGCGTAGGTCACACCAGCGCTGCCAGCTTCGGCGTCCAGAAGGACGGCCATATCGCCTTCGTAGCCCAGCAGATCAACTGCAGAACCGGTGCCGGTAGTGGTCACCACGTCATTGCGCAGCAGGCCGAGAACCGTGGTCTTAGATCCAAGGTTGTGGATGGTCATTGTCTTGCCCTCCGTCGGGGGGTGGTTGGTTTGGGTACAGGTTGAGCGATGGTCTCAACAACGTCTGCCACTAGGGCGACAGCTTCAACGGCTTTGCCGAT